CTACCAGTCCATGGCCTCAAGTTTTGACATCGCGTCCTTGGCCAGTTTCCATCTTTCCACACCCTTTGTGTAGACCTCTGATGTTTTGGCACTCGTGTGGCCGTGAATCGTCATGATCTGATATTGAGTGCATCCCTCTTGCGCCAAAAGATGGGCTGCGGCTTTTCTGATTCCATGACTTGATCTGTTTTCAAGGCCCGCTTCCCGACACCATCTCCTAAAATGCTGTCCAAGCGCGTCAGGTGATGCGTAGGGCTTGCCGTGCTTTGTAAGCAGGTAAGTAGCACCTTGAACCTTTGCGGCTCTTGTGGCCTCAAAAAGAGGCGGCATCAGAGGGATTTCTACCGGAGCCGAGCCTTTTTTCCGCGGCTGCCAGCCCAAACCTAAAATCCCATCCTTTTCAAATTCATTCCCGCGGCCAAGCGTTACGGCGTCACTAATCCGGCAAGCTGTGAACGTGAACAGAGTTAGGCATAGATGGGCCTGAGAGCCTTTCTCATGCGTTTCGCGGTATTTTCTAAGGTCTTGTACCGTCCAAGGCACCGCTCCGCCCTTGCCGCGGTATATGCGCCCAACGCCCGCGGCGGGGTTGACTGTGCATATGTGAGGAATTGCTTCTTTGTACATTGCACTCAATGCGTCAACGATGTCATCGGCCAAAGCTGGCGTGTGTTGGAACTTGTCACGAAGCTTTACAACTTCGTGTGTTGGCATCTCAAGCCTATAATCTCCACATTCTTCGATTACACGCTTGAAAAGCCCTCTGCGCTTTTTGAGGGTGAGGGGTGATGCATTGCCCGCGGCAACCTTCTTTTCCAAACTTTCCAAATGCAGATAGCAAAGCCACGCCATAGATCCGCGGATTGACTTTTGAACTGGCGTTTGTGTTGGCTTAAGCTGAATGCCGCGACGGGCGGCGTGATAGTGTTCGTGAAATTCAGGGTGTTCCGGGGGAACCGTAAGAGTGATGCGTTTCTTTTTATCCCCTTCAACCCGCACACGATAGCGCAGATTGCCAGAAGCCATTTTTTCAGGCGGCAACAAGCCGGGGAAATTCAATTTCACGTCGATCACTCTTTTGGCCATTCTTTGGGACCGCGATTCTTGTCTTGATTTGCCGCGGCGTCAAGCTCGTCTGCCAACAAGATGCGGCATTCTTTAACCCCAACTATGAAGCCGCTGACGGGCAACCCCGCGGCTTTGGCCTCTTTTGCTAGCCGAATAGCCCGCTTTCCATCGGCATCAGTGAAACTTGCGGTTCTACTCATTCATCCCCTCCATACTTTGCCAGTGGAATAGGTGCGTCTATGTCAACTGTGTTGGTCATTTGTGGCTCTCCAACAGATTAAGGCCATCAACGATTTGTTTAGCGCGTGTCTCAATTACTTGCCGCTCTTTCGCCTTAATGCCAGATGCTCTTGATGTAGGCGGCATGTAGCAGATAGGCTCATTGGTGAGCGCACAACGAACGGTCATGTCTCCGTCGGAGTCGTATTCCACATATGGCATGATCTTTTTGCCCTTGCTCATTGCTTGCCTTTCGTAAAATCTTTCGTAGCTGTTTCGTAGCCTTTCGTACGACTATTCATCTCACCGCTCCTTGGTGGGGAGGGATTTCAACGCTTGCTTCTGTATTGTGGAAGCGCAGTTCATGCAGTAATCAGACCCGATTCCACTAGCTTCAAAACGATAGCTGGGAGGATTTAGGCAATCGTCCGTGGCACATGTTCTCGTCTCGCTCTCGCGTGGCGACAAGCGAAACCAGTTTTCACAATCTGCTAAATCTGCGGGTTCATCGCTCTCACCTTCTGGCGCATTGGTGGGGAGATCAGAAATGTCGCCTGATATGTCCAAAGCGCATCTGGACCGCGCAAAGCAACGACCTCGTCCCGGACTATTGCTAGGGTGGGTCAAACCGTTTTGCTCGTGCATAATGGCGACATCTTTCGCTAGCTCAGCACATTCATCCCGCATATCCCGCCGCCCTTCCTCACGCGCTGCTGCTAGGGCTTGGGCGATGTTTTCGGCGCATTCTTCAAAGTCGTCATCCAACACGTTCTTGAAATCGTGTAGCAAGGACCGACCTTCATCAATTTGCGTTTGGGTGAGTTCCTTTTCTTTTGGTTTGGTCATTCAAAAGCACTCCAAATTAGCGTCTCATAATGTTTCTGGGCGTCTACCTTTGCATCTTCAATCGTCGCTCGGTTTTGTCGCCCGTCCGCGCTTGGAATGGTCTTGTTGTTATGTAAAGGGATGTAGCCGCCATTCTCCGCGCTATTTATTAGATAAAACCCAACTGGTGTTCGCGCTGCTGGTGCGCCATAGCTCGTTTTACCCCAATTTATTGGACTGATGTTCGCCTGAACATATTCAACGCCCTTTGTTGGCGATGCTGATGCGTAGACTCGCGGCACCTTGTCGTTTGGGTTTTCATGCGGCTCGAACACAGCCCAAATCCGCTTTGGCGTTTTGTTTTCTTTTGGTGTGGTCATGATTGGTCCTTTGCTAAGACGAGTTCGCCAGTCCTGTATGCGTTCACAAGTGTTTCAGCGAATGCAGCGTCGTTGGCGTGTCTAAATTCAGCTAATCGATAAGGTTCACCACCTACCATCGCTGACATATTGTGTGAGCTATCTAGATGCTTTCGGTTTTGCATTGCTAAATCCTGCCACGGCCCGTTGAATGGGTTAAACTGGCCCCAAACGCCCGGCGTTGCAGCCTTGTCCAAATCATCCAGAAAATTCGCATATTTATCTGTCATCACATTTTATCCAGTTGCTTTACGTTGGGCTATGGGCGTTTGAAGTTTACCTGATACCAAGTGTCGCCTGGCTCTGCCCCGCCGAAATCATCATCGTGCTTTTCGGGGTCATAACCACCTTCAATCTCAACAATCATGCCATGTTTGATTGCTTTTTCTTGCAACTCAAATCCTTCAATGTCGCCCTGAGGCCAAGCCTCCATCACGTCTTTTGCAAATGCTTCAAAGTCTGGTTTCTTGCTCATGTTCGCCTCAATCGTTTATCTGCTTTACGCTGGGTTGGTAGGGCTGGCCTAGCTTGCGCCCCTTGTTCTGAAATGGCCGCGATTGTATCGGCTTGCCCGATCTGACCTTCTTGCCGCTCTTGCGCTTCTTGGGTTTCTCAGGATCAAAGCCCGTCACAAATAGAAGCCCACGCGCCACACGGTTCGCTTGCGTCTCCTGGAGGCCGCGAAGGGCGTAGAACAGCCAATCTTCTTGGCTCAATACAAAGTCGCCCTGACCATCAAATACTTTATGACAGTTGAAACAGCCGTCGACTGTGCTTAGGTCGCTTGCCTTGCATCCCATGCCCTTGAAGCGGTCGCGCACATGACAAGAAACCGTTGTTTCAGGCCCGGCGCACGTCACACCAGCAATTCGCAAAGTGCAGGGCTGGCCTCTAGCCGCGTCTGTGTACTTCTTGGAGTGGATCATTTGGCCTTCTCCTTTGCCAATTCCAAAGGCGATTTGGGAGGAAGTAGCGGGCCAGCTGGTTTAGGGTCATAGCGCGACAAGTATTTGCGCTGTTCTTCCAGCCAAACCTTGTATGGATATTGGCGGCGCACACCGAACGGGTAGGCGGCATGAAGCGCTTTAGTACGTTCATCAAAAGAAGCGTTTGCTGGCAACTTCGCATGTGTCGCCCATATCGTTCTGATAGCTTTTTGCCTCCAATCACCCATATTGCTCTCCTATGCTGCTTGGCCCATTACAAGGTCTTCTAGAAAGCCCAGAACGGCCTCTTTGCTCTCCTGAAATACCCGCTTGCCCATTGCTTTTGTGGATTGCGATTTGGCGGTGAACACCTGCACAACACATTCATTGACGGTGACAATTGCAAAATCATCTGAGGGCTTTACGAAGGCGGCGATCCGTTGTGCTTCTTTCTTGCTGGATGCAACCAATGACCGCTCGTCATAATATCCGCACTTAATCAGCGCCCACTTGCGCAAATGCTCGTCAGAGGGAAAATTATCTTCGATCAATTCTGGCAGGTTCAGCCAATATTCACGCACCGCCGCGAAATATTGGCGATGGCTTTTGATTGAGCGCTCCTCTTTGACCTCAAGGTCGTAATATTCCCCAACAACAAACGTGTTGTCACATTCCTTTTGAAGCCGTGGCATTGGCACCATCGCCAAACCATCCCATTGATAAGTGATCATGCTACCGCCTCACTTTCCCCGCGCTGGCGCAATTCAGTTTCGAGCGCGTTCAATTCCTCTAAAAATGTGGTCACGGCTTTGCGGATTTCGCTTTGCAATTCTTCATCGCAATCAACCCGAATGATGTGCAGTGACGCGTTGGCCGGCAAACGCGGGTCAAATGATACGAAGTCGCACCATTCGCGCCCTGTGCATTCCATCTGCCATTGCATTTGCAGCGCATATTTCCGGTCAATCTTGTCGGCCCGCATTGTCTCGATATGCGTTGCGGTGTTTGGGCATTTGATCTCAATCAGCCCTTTATCACCGACAAGACCATCAGGACTTGCGCCAGCCATTGTAATGCTTGGGTGAGGGATAAACCCCACCTCCTGCACTGATCGATCGGTCAACACTTCATATGTGGCGCGGGCTTGGGGTTCGCATTCATTGCCCCATTCAATCGCTGCATTTGTGAAACCTTCACTTGCTTGGCCTGAAAGACGTTCGGCCACCAGTTGCGCCATGTAATTTTTGCGCGTGACGCTTTCGGCATTGCCGCGCCCTTTAGACATTACATCGACAATTTTTGAGGCTGTTACCATTCCCAAACGGGCCTGAAACCACTCAGGTGAGCCTTGCACTACATTATCCATTTTGCGCCCCCTGGTTTTTCTTTTTCATCGCCAATAGTTGTTGCGCTGTGCCAAATTTGGCAGTGGGCAATTGCGTCAAGTTGCCAATTTTCATGGCTTTGCAGAAAGCGGCAATGTCGGTTGACGTGTCATCAATCAATGCTTGCAGCATGTCGCGTTGCTCCTCTGAAATTGGCTTGGCGCCAGCCGCTTGCCCGTCATCATCATCAAGTGTTGTCAGGTCGAAAATGGACAGGGTGAGATAGCGCCGCCCATATGACATAGAAGACCCAAAAGCGTGGGTTTCGGTCTTGTTGCGGTTGCCCTTAATGCCTATGCCATCGCTTGGCACGTCCATCTGATAGGTCTCTTTGTGACCGCCATTGTGGCGCAATGTGCAGATCACGCGGTAATGGCCTTCAATCTGGGCCTCGCCCTGTCCAAAGGATAGCGAAAATCCATGCTTTGAAATGACAGGTTTGATTGCCGATTGAATATGCTCAAGCGTTGTATAGTTTGAGCCTGTCTGATTGTTCTTTGCGTTCTTGACAATTGGGGCCATTTCACTTTGTGCCGTTGTCAGCGCTTCGTTAAACTGGCGTTCGGCCTCCGATTTTGCCATCCGCTCTTGCATCCCGATAAGGCGCTCAAACTTATCAATGTCCATATCTGGATTGCTTGCGGCTTGCATAATGCGGTCCAGCAAAGTGTTGCCTTCGTGCGTTTGCACTTCGTGGTGTTCGTCTTGTTTTGCTAGTGCGCTCATATCTAAGCCACTCCATCTGTTTGATTGTTGAGGGGTACGATTGGCCAGCGCCTGGCGTTCGGAAAGCGGCGCTTCACCTTCGCCCACTGCTCACGCGTGACGCGCAAGGCCCATCTTTTGTTGTCTGTGGTTAGGCCGCTGCAAACCATGTGCAGGTATTTGTCGCCTATCTTGACTAGCCATTGCTGGCGGGTTTCAACGCGGGTGATGTTCATGAACTCTCTCCTGTGTTTGAGAAAGCCCCATGCATCTTTCTGCTAGCTACGCAGTAAGCGGAAAACGCTTCCTTAGCCGTGGGGAAGATGCCCAGATTAGTATTCTTCTTGTTGACCCTTATCTGAGCTTGAAACTTTCCCGTGGCCTTGTGGTGGCTTACACCCTTGTAACCAGATGAATTGTCACGCCTCTTTGAAGCATTTCGGCAGTTCTCAGCCTTGCTGGCTTCGCGCAAGTTCTCCCATCTATTATCATGCCGAATTCCGTTAATGTGATCGACGCACTCTGCAGGCCACCTTCCTGTCATGTAGAGAAATGCAATTCTGTGTGCCCTGTATCTGCGCCCATTTATAACGAAGACCACGTAGCCATATTCCGTTTGGGAGCCTATTTTTTGCCCTTTTCTGGCGTTTGACCCCCGATCTTGAGCCCAAGTTAGGATTCCTGTTTCAGGATCGTATTTGATGATTGAAAATAACTCTTTCTGAGTAAGCTCACTCATATTCACACTCCTTGAGCCGCATAGTGGGCGGCATCTGCCAAAACAATCATGAGGGTGATCACAAAGACAAAGGCTCCGGTGTATAGGGTTTGGATGGGGGTGAGGGTCATTGGATCGCCTCGATCACTTTGCTGGCTTCATCAGTCAGACGGTAGCGGCGCATCTGTTGGTCAATCTTGCACTCAACTGCGCCAGCCTCCCGCATGACACGAAGGTGCCTAGACATTGCAGGGTCTGTGAAGCCGAACTTTAGCTTTTCTAAAATGTGGCCAACGGGTGCCCATTCATTGCCGCGCAGAAAGATCGCGGTTTGCAATCTCGCTTCATTGCCTAGGGCGTTTAAAAGCTTCGCCTTATCCATTGTCTTTCTCCTTGGCCTTATCGGCGGTGCGTTTTTTGATGAAACGGGCCAATGATTGGGCATCGCCGTGAAATTTCTTGGCGCACCAAATCCATTTGCCAGTTGAAGGCCAGTAATCCAGACGGTGAACGTTCAGGACTGTTGACCAGTGATATTCGGTGTGTTTCTGCCAGCGGCACGGCCACTCAATGGCTTGTGCATCACTTAATCGCTCTTCTTTGCGATGCTTTACCGATGCATCCCATTCGCGATAATATTGCGCCATCTCACCCATCATTCATCTCCCTGTGTGGGGTGGGCTTTGGAAAGGGCGGCGCGGCCTTTAAGCGTGGCAGCAACGAGGGAACGCGTAGGCCTAATTGCATTGATCACTTCAAGCACCTCTTGAAGTGCCTCATACAGATCAGGTGCAGCTGCGATTAAGCGGGCGTTGGCCTTTGTCTCATCGGAGTTTTCTTTGCCCCAATTGCCTTTTTCAGCACTCCAAAGAAGGGCAGGGTATACTTCTACGATTGGGTTAAAGTATTGATCGCGGGGCATTGGCTTTACCTTTTTCCCGTTTCCGGTCACAGTCCAAGGCCCCTTTGTAAATCTCTCAGCCATTCCAGCCTCCTATAGTGCGTGTGGGGTGAGGGCGGACTAAGCCGCGACCTCGTTGATCAATCCGTCTAGATATGTGTCGGCGTGGAGAGTAATGAGCTGGCAGGGGCTTTCAGTCTTTGCGCCCTCAAAGCAATAAGCATCGGCGTTGCGCTCATAGTGCCAATCGGCCAAAGCGTGGGCGACTTCAACAGTCACATCGTCCGCGCTTTCTTCACCGTCTTTATGGCCAAGAATGGTGCAATCAATGCCGTAGCAAGTTGCCTGATCAAGCAAATCATCAATGTCGGTAAAAACGAATGTTTCCAGCACTTCACTGCCTTCAACGATCACCGCTACAAATGTTTTGTATTGCTCTAACTTGCTCATGCTCTATCTCCGTTCGTTGAGATAGAATGTACGATTATCGTATATAGCCTGTCAAGCGCAAAATGTACGATTATTGTATATTTATTATTGCGCCGTGAGAATCGCCCTGCTATAAAGAGGGTGTACAAACTTGATGAGAGAAAAAGTCACTCTTAACCCGGGAGGCTACCATGTAACCCCAATTGAGTTTCCAGCGTTTAGATCAGGACATATATATATCGTGAGCGGGGGTTGGCGTTTAGACGCTAGCCCCTTTTAAGTGTCGATCAGAGATCGGCGCACACGACCAATGACATTCGCCGCTCCGTCTATATCTGGCGGGCCAACGTCATGATAAGAAGCGGGTTGAAAAGGTGGGTTTTCATTTGGACGATATCGCTTGTACGTTGCATGACCTTCTTCATCAGCAACCACATAAAGTGCATTCGGCACAAGTTCGCGATCATCCAAGTCAACGAATATAATGCTGTCTGGCGGGCTGATTTTATTCATGCTGTCGCCCGATACGCGTAAAGCGATCCAATTACCCTTTGGCAGACCAGCGGTCTCGACTGGTGGAAATTCATCGAAATCAACAACAGGCGCTTGCTCTGTTAGCTGTCCGGCACTCACCCAGGAAACGAGCGGCACAGTCATTAAGTTGCGCCTAACCGTTTGGCTTTCGACGCCTGTATATAGCTCGACAAATTCCGGTAGGGGCATTTTGAGAAATTGAGCCACAATGGGCAGTTCGGTCACCTTAAGTTCGCGCGTGCCTTTTACCACTTCATGCACACGGGCATAGGGTAGATCAAGCGCTCGACCAAGCGAAGCCTTAGTCTCGCCTATCTCTTTTAACCGATTTGTTATCCAATCTCTCATATCGCGATTATTCACTTTTTACATAAAATTGGGATATACAAAATTCGTATAAATAGTGCTTGACTTGATATGTACGATAATCGTATATATGGATTATGAGCAACGTAGACAAAATTATTCATGCATTCGGTGGCCTTCGCCAAACGTCCAAAGCATTGGGTCATAAGCACGCGTCCACCGTTCAGCATTGGGTCAAAACCGGGGCAATCCCGCATTGGCGCATCCAAGAAATCGAGCAAGCCGCCGAGCGCCATTCAGTGAGCATCGATGATGCATGGCTGAACGATTTTCGACAGGGCGCAGCATAGGAGAGGGTGATGGATAATCCAGTACTAAAGCAAATGACCATCGAAAATCTAAGGTCAGAAGCCACCGCAATGTATGAGGCTGCTCGAAAGTTAAAGCTGATCACAGACAATCTGGACGAGCACCTACCGGGGGCTGATTGGAAAGCGGGTCGTAACCTCGAACATGCACGCCAAAATGCATTGAGAGCGGCTGAAGCCATCGAAAACACCTTGGATAAGGTGAAATAGGGGGTCGCAATGGAAACCATAGCTTTGAGTTTTGGTGCGGTTGCTTGCTTCATTCTGGCATCGATCTGCGTGATTGTCGCGTTCGCGAATTGGTTTGAGAGACCATACGGAAATTCACATTTGGGTTGGTTTGGTGCTGGCATGTGCGCCTTTATTGGCTTTGCCACCTGTTTGGTGCTGCTATGACCTTCCTCCTAGACCATAAGTTCCTACTGGCATTTTTGCTTTTCTGCTTTGCACTTCGCATTGCCTTTAACGATGTAAGCGTGGGGGTGTGGGTATGACTTGGCGCCAAGCGGCAAGACGCGTGATCATGGAAGTCCATCAGTCTCTTCCAGATGATGCAACTTTGAAGCAGCGCAAGAAAGCGTTGTTCGACGCCTATCCTTTCGGATTGCGCAGGTGGTTTCCGTACAAAATGTGGTGTGAGGAACAAAAGAAATACCTCGCTAATTACGGAGGGCCCGCACCGAGGAGCTCCAAACAGGAAGAGAGCCATCTTGTCTATTCAGAGGAAGGCCAACTCAAGTCAAAACTCGACCTATTTAATGAGGCTAATCAATCATGACCCGCCAGCAAACCACACCAAGCAGAGAAGGGGCATTTTCTCTTTCGGGGAAGTGCTTGGTATGGCTTGCGGGTGGACTGCAAGACTTGAAACCGTTCGTTTCAAGATGGCGCGGCGGTGCGAGCGTCGGATACTCAATACTGCCGCGCCCTTTTCCACTTTGCAAAATCTATAACCCTAGCCGTTCCCTCCCTAGCGGCAACTGGGCGGCGACTTGTCGACTCCTCCCGACCTCCAAGGGTCGTCGCCCTTTTTTCTTCTGCAATCGTTCGGAAAAGGCGCTCCAACGCCTCGTCCAATGGTTTGAATTCATTCGTCACTGTGCGTTCTCCGATGCACTCCGTCTTCCTTGGTCTGACACCATTCAATCAGATCGAGGAACAAAATCTTGCAAAAGAATTACAAAAATTTGGAGGGGCGAAAAATGACCTACATCGATGCCTCTGACAGCAAGGGCGATATTCAAGAATACATTCGGAAAACATGGCCGCGCGATAACAACATCTCAGCAGCGCCTAAATTCCAGAACGCCATCAACTCCATTCTAAGGCGCATGAGCGAAAAGCGGAAAGAGCAGCTAGCTATTTCTCGCCGCCGCGCTGAATCCATCATTAACGGTGAAGCCAGTGCCAAATATCGGTCTTGGGAAAACGCCGCCATTCAAGAATTATTAGAAGGGGCCACTCATGAAGAAAAAGTGTCGCTTAAGCGAATTGACGAGCTTATGGCCGAAATCCAATCCATTCGGGAATTTGTCGAAAGCCAACAGGTTAGAGGCTAAAGGCGTTCAAATGGTTGAGCGGGGCCACAAACTGGCCAAGCGTGGAAAGCAAAAAATGGTGGACGGGATAAAGCTACGTCAGCAGCCGCCCATGCCTAAAAACCATGTTCCCAAATGGGTTTGGTATTTGGCTGGCGCTGTATCAGCAATTGCCATTTTGGCTGCTGCTCTTTTTGATTTTGGGGTGATGGCATGATCCATCTGACCTGCAAACACATGCCGCCAAGCGTGAATGCTTGCTTCGCCAATAACCGCAAAACAGGTGGCCGGCACAGAACAAAACGCTACACCACATGGGCCAATGCTGCTGGTTGGGAATTGAAACCCCAAAAGCGCAATGCCTTCATTGCTGGCGCCTTCACCATCACCATTGTTTTGGACCGCAAGAGTTTTCGCAAGGGACGTGACATCGACAATATCTGCAAGCCGATTTTGGATTTGCTGCAAACCCTTGACTTCATCAAAGACGACAAATTTTGCGAACGTTTGACCGTTGAAAAAGGCGCGGTTGAAGGCGGCGGATTTGAGATTTTCCTAGACGAAATTACCGTGAAGGAGGCCGCATAGTGGGCGAAATATCTATGGATTCCCCGAAGGCTCTAAAAGCTCAAAAGCTAATCCGGCAAGGCAATAGCTATCACGAGGTTGCTAAGGCTTTGCACATTGGCGTTTCCACCGTTTATCAGATCGCCGCTTTCATTGAGTGGGGTCAGCCAAAGCTGGCGCACGTTTCATTGATAGAGCGCATGAAAGCGGGGCAGGTATGAGCCTACCCTATTTCCCTATGTACCCGTCCGATTTCGAGGCCAAGACATCGCACTTGACCCTTGCAGAAGATGGCGCATATAACCGCCTGTTGCGCATTTGCTGGATGACGCCAGGATGCACAATACCGGATGACGAAGCATGGATTATGCGCCGCGTTCGAGCCCTTACCGATGAAGATAAAGAAGCAGTTCGGACCATTTTGGCGGAGTTTTTCACCGTCGAAAACGGGCGCTATAGCAATGCTAAACTGATGCAAATTTGGCGAGAGTCAAACAAGGCGCATGAGAAGCGGAAAAATGCCGGGGCTAAAGGCGGAAAAGCTAAGTCCTTGAAAAATAACAATACAGCGCATAGCAATGCTGTAGCAAAGCCCAAGCAACCAGAACCAGAACCAAATAAAGAAAAAGAACTATCTAAAGATAGCCCAAAAAAAGGTTCTCGCGGCTCATGCTTGCCTGATGATTGGCAACCCTCAAACGAATTTATCGACTGGCCAGTTCAAAACCTGAATTGGACCATCAATCGATCTCAAGCCGAAGCGGCCAAGTTCAAAGATTACTGGATCGCCAAGACCGGGGCAGGGGCCACCAAAAAGGATTGGCTGGCAACGTGGCGCAATTGGTGCCGCAACGCGAGACCGCCCGGACCCGATCAAATCCAAAGGCAAGAAACCGCAACCCAAAAACTCAAACGCGAAGCGCAAGAACGCTGGAACTTAAGCACGGAAGGAAAGCACCATGACCAATCGCCCAGAAATACTAGCGGTCCTCTTCGACTGGTTGCAAGTTCCACCGAGTAAGTCTGACGACACCGTGGGGTATTTGCAAAAGCTGGAAGAGGTGGCAATTCGCTACCCCGAAAGCGTTTTGCAAGTGGTGGTTGAAGATTTTAAATTTGACCGCGTGGAGGGCCAAAGCACGACTTGGCTACCCGACCCAGTGCTGTTCGCCAAGCAATGCAACAAGCGCAACGAATTGAACGTGTGGCGAGAAAAGCGGGCGCGGATTAACAGCGAAATAAATGCCGATCGCGCCCTGACATACCAACCACCACAGGAAACGCCAGAACAGCGACAAGCGGCATATGAGCGCTGCATGGCCAAGCTGAACTTGCCCGGCGAAGAGGATCAGTTTGAACAGCGAGTGAAGGCCCAAAGCGAGGACTATGTGCCGGACAACGGCATCCAGGCCGATTACGACGGTTTACCCCACCCACAAGACCCACGGCCACTTGCGGAGCGCCTCAAAATAGGTGCGGGCGGAAATTACGCCACACGGAACACCAAGGCAGCGCCTGAGTTTCAAAAGGCTGGCGATCTGGCAAAGGGGTATGCGCAATGACCCACCTCACAGCACCAAAAGGGGAGGCAGCATAGATGACCGATCAAAGCAAATACCAAATCGCCATAGAGGCGATACGGACGAAGCGCCATTATCAAACCGAATTGGCTGAAGCTATGGGTGATGATAAGTGGCTTAACATGCCATCGTGTGGTGATCTCTCTGCGATACATCGGGTAATGAAACGCATGTTTTCAGAATACCTATCTTTCGATGTCGGGCATAACATTCATGGTGTTTGCTTTGCCAGCATCAGAACAAGCCCGAAAATCGAAAAGAATTGGTATTCTGACGAAGATAGCTTCGAGCCATCCCCCGCCAAATCCCTACTAATAGTCATGCTTATGGCCTTAGAGGAAATGGAGAAACGTAATGATTGATGAACTCCAATGGGCAATTGCCAAAAAGATTTATGAGTGCCGAAATGGGGCGGGATGCGTACCTTGGCACCGCCTCCCAGCTCTAACGCAAAATCCATACTTGAGTGACGCTGCTGCGGCTATGTCAGCCATGAAGGAAATGGATAAGCGGGGTGAAGCGTGATGAAGTGGGAATCTCATGGATATGTTGGCGTGGTTGGAAAGTGGTTCAATATCGGTGACGAGGGTTTTGGGTGCACCATAATGATCAAGCGCAAGTTGGCAGCTTGGGCCATTGGTTTTGAGTTCGTCAAACGCGGGTTCATCGTCTATATCGGACCATTTCTTTTTGGACTCGGAATGATTAATCGAGAGGATCGATCATGACCCCACGAGACCGCGCAGAAAAGATAGTAGAGCGCTTTTTAAGCACACCCGAGGGCTTTGCCCCAGACGACAAGCAATCGCTTATTGCGGCCATAGAGCAGGGCATGAATGAGGTGCTGGAAGATGCGGCGACTAAGCTGGATCGGTTTCTGATGACTAGAACGTCACTTCAAGTTGAAGGCGTTGTAGATGCGGTGCGTGACGTCAAATCCCTGAAATCCAATACCTCCCCCCGAAAAACGATTACAGACAACCAAAAGGATGAAAAACGATGACTAACACCGAGGAATTGATCGCAGAAGGATTAACAGCCTTCACGCTAATGGCCCACAACAACTCTAGAGCCGCTGGATGGTACAGCGATTTGGAAACAGGCGAAGCGCTTGATCGCAATGTACCGGAAATGATGGCGCTAATTCATTCCGAAATCAGTGAGGCACTAGAGGCGTTCCGAAAGAATTTGAAGGATGAGAAATTGCCTGAGCGTGACGGGGTTGAAGTGGAGCTTGCAGACGCGATGATCCGAATTGCCGATTTGGCTGCATATCTTCGTTGCGACATTGGCGCAGCGGTGATTCAAAAGATGCGGTTCAACAAGACGCGCGAAGATCACAAAATTCAAAATCGCAAACAAGGTGGGAAGAAGTTTTAATGAGCGGATCAGTCAACAAATGCATAATTGTGGGGAATCTAGGCGCTGACCCTGAAATTCGCCACACCAATGACGGGCGCAAGATCGCCAATCTACGGATCGCCACAAGTGAGAAATGGCGCGACAAAAATTCGGGTGAGCAGAAAGAGCGCGTTGAGTGGCACCGGATCACAGTGTTCAGCGAAGGTATTGCAAAGGTGTGTGAGCAGTATTTGCGCAAAGGATCGACTGTTTACGTCGAAGGCCAGCTACAGACCCGCAAGTGGCAAGATCAGGATGGCAATGATCGCTATTCCACTGAAATCGTACTGCAAGGCTTTAATTGCACCCTCACCATGCTAGGCGGCAATAACCAGCCCAAGGGTGAGGGGCAGCAACCGGATTATGGCGATCAGCCCGCAGACGAAGATATTCCATTCTAGGAGGTGAGAAGATGACCGAGAGCTTAGGCGAGGCACTGCCAGCCAAGATGAAATTTATTCGCGAAGAGGTAATCCCGGCTTATCAGTCGATTGGACCAGCGGGAAATTTAGCAATTGCGATGATGAACCAAAGTCTAACCATTGCCGAAAAGGCTTTGGCAGAGGGCGATTTGGTTCAAATGATGCGTTCGTATGAGGACTTAAAGGACTACAAACTGTAACCCCACCCACACAGAAAGGATAGAGGATGACATTTACTATATCATTTGGTTGGTGGTTAGCCCCAGCTTTGACCTCAATGCTCTTTTTCGTGCTGGCGGTAGGGCTGACTAATTATCTCGAAAAGAGTCCGGAAGGGCGGGGCATTATCGGCGCCGGATTTAGCGGAATTGCAGCTGTCGCCTCGCTGATAGTTTGGTTGATCTGGGCTGTGTTAAAATGAACGATAAACAGTGACACCACCACCCAAATCACGTAAAATGAAAAGCGCAATGACAAAAGAAAAAAGACTTTATGATGCTCTTTCGGAACTAAAGCACGCCATGACAGAAATTGGCGTCGCTCGGTTCAGCATTGTTACGTCTGATAAAGAGCACCATAGAGAGATTTGGCAAAGCGATTTGGGTGGCAGTCATGCCGAGCCACCGCACCAGTTCCACTATTGCGGCATTTCATTTGAGACCACAACAGAGGTCAAGGAACAAGTTGCCTTGGAAAAGAAGGCGATGATTGAATCCTTATTCTACGGCCTGATTTATGAGGCCGATTATTCAGCGGAATATCTAAAGAAAATTCTAGACGATTTCTAATATGCCATATGGCACATAAAAGGGGTATATGTGCCAGAACTTTCAACCCATAGGGAGGGTCGGAAGTATGATAAATGAAGCTAAACAAAGCAGAAATACGCTCAGCCCGCGTTGATGACCCGTCTCTATCACATTCAGAGATCATCTATCAGCGCCAGCTAAAGCCCAATAACCCACACGTTGGCAAAACCTTTGCTGATGTAAACATGCGGACATTGATAGGCGGTTTAGCGAGTGTGCGTCATGTTCCGGTTTATCGACAGAAAACAGCAGCCAAGTTTAAGATATTGGTTGAGGCTGGCCAGGTTGGCGGCACCAAGGCCCAAGACTACACCCGCGAAATCGTGGACAACAGCGGCATTGATCCCGAACTGGTGTTCATTATTGGCGATTCAAACCGTCATGAGCTTAAAGAGGCATATCAGGCGCTCGGCATGATTCGGGGCAGGGTTCTATACCAATATATCGTTGATGGCGTCTCCTGCGCATCTCTCGCCCTCACATGGCGGCGATTACTTGAGGACTGCAAGGACCGCAAGGCAAGAGAGCTTATGCAAGCCTATCTGTATGACTGCTTGGACGTGCTGGCGAAACTGTGGGGCTTTAAATCATGAAATTGGCACTTGAATAAATTCAAATAGGGGTTGACCTGCTTGCCAACCTTTGCTACAGATATGTTAATGACCCGTAAAGGGTCAAAAGTGATTTGGGATTGAGGCAATGAGCCGCGAAGTTTTGTTTTCAGTGACAGCCAAAGATTGCCGCTTCGATTATTATCGAGGGTCAGGCAAGGGTGGCCAGCACCGTAACAAAACAGATTCAGCCGTGCGCTGCACTCACATCGAGAGCGGCGCGGTCGGCAAGGCGGAAGATAACCGAAGCCAGCATAAGAATAAGCAAACGGCTTTTCGACGCATGGCAGAAACCCAACGCTTCAAAGATTGGCATAAGATTGAAACAGCGCGGCGTTTGGGCCGATATGTCGGTATTGACGACGAAGTTGATCGCCAAATGAAGCGCATTCGAGTTGAAGTTAAAGAAGGCGGTAAGTGGGTTCCTGACCCTGCCTTCACATAGTTACTGGCGCGGCGCTGAAAGTAGAAGCGCTAGGTCACGTGAATGACTGCATAGCTTGGGCCAATCCTTGGTGAAAGCCTAAAAATTTGTTCGGGGGTTAGGGTTCCCAGTAAGCCGTGGTACTTGCAGCAAGCAGGAGTAACGCCCTGCCGCCAGTAAATACATAGCCCTCGCTTCGGCGGGGGTTTTTCTTTGCCTCAATAAAGGAGGCCAGCATGACAGACATAGAGCTAATGGAATACCTGCCAGAAGAGCATGAGCTTGCGATTAAATCCAATCGCCTCGCGCTTGAGGCTATCGTATGGGACATGGTTGACGTTGCTGGAGTTGATGACGTGGTGACAGATCTAAAGCTGTTGCTGGAAAAGCTAGAAGCGAGGCTGAATTGAGTTTCCATGAATTTGCAGACTAATCGAAAGGGATGCCCAATGCGCATCATTACAGAACACAAAGTTAATGCAGCCAATGACAAGTTGGAAATTTCGGTAATTGACGAGCCGGGCGTGGCGGGCCGATATCCATTCCAATAAAAAATCAATGTTTTTGGGCACATTCACTAGTGAGCTTGAGGCTTTCAAGGCTTACTGCGAAGCATCGAAGCGCTCCCATGGGGCGTTCGGCAACACAAGAGGTGTTTAGATGGCCGCTCCGCTTGGTAACAGCTTCTGGAAGGCTCGTTCATCACATGGACGCAAGCCTATCTTTGAATCTCCTGATCAGCTTGAAAAAGCCTGCCAAGAGTATTTTGATTGGGTAGAAGCTAATCCGCTGTACGAAATAAAGCCGTTCAATACAAAGGGCGGCATTGTTCAAGAGCCTGTTGCCAAGATGCGCGCAATGACCATCGCGGGCCTTTGCATCTTCTTGGACATTGGGCAAACAACATGGTCTGAATACAAGGCGAACAAAGATTTTGCGGGGGTCATCACGCAAGTGGAGGACATTATCCGTACGCAAAAGTTTGCTGGCGCAGCTGCGGATCTTCTAAACCCAAACATTATTGCGCGCGATTTGGGACTTGCTGACAAGAAAGAACATTCAGGGCCAGAGGGTGGCCCAATGGAGCATAAAGCGTCTGATAAGGACTTAGCTAGGGCCATCGCCACTATTCTCGCCAAAGGCATCAAGATTGAACCAGACGCTTGATCTTTCACAGATTGAGGCCGTTATTGCTTCACTCACAGATGAACAGAAGAGCGAACTTCGCACACTCGTAAAGCCTGAGCTTGAGAAGCCGTTTATTGCTACGCCGGGGCCGCAACTGAACGCGCTTATGAGCGAGGCTGATCTAATCCTATATGGAGGCGCTGCAGGCGGAGGGAAAACGGCGTTAGAGGTGGGCGCCTTTTTCCTAGGGCATCAAGATGGAATTATCTTTCGACGTGAGGCCACGCAGTTAGACGGAATTATCTCTTTCGTTAAAGAGTTGGGCGAGGGGAGTTTGGGCCGATGGGTGGGCGGCTCAGAAAGCGTATTCAAGTTTGACGATGGGCGCACGCTAAAGGCGGCAGGCCTCAATCAAACTGATGATTGGCGAAAGCACGCGGGCCGTGGCCGCGACTACATGGCGTTCGATGAAGCGGCGGAATTTGAAAAAGAACAAATCTTCTCACTTCTTGGCTGGCTTCGATCCACGAAAGAGGGGCAGCGCTGCCGAGCTATTCTAGGGTCAAACCCTCCTCGTGGCGGTGATGGCGGGTGGATGATTGAAGAGTTCGCCCCTTGGCTTGACCCAATGTTTGACGACCCCGCTGAACCGGGCGAATTGCGTTGGGCTATTGTCGTAGGTGGCGAAACTGAGTGGGTCGATGCAGCAGGCGAATATGAACGAAATGGCGAAGCATACACAGCGCTGAGCCGCACGTTTATTCCGTCATTGTTGGATGACAACCCATATTTGAAGGATTCAGGCTATAAGGCGCGCCTCCAAAGTCTGCCGGAGCCTTTGCGCTCTCAATTGCTCTACGGTGACTTTATGGCGGGCCAAAAAGACCATGATTGGCAGGTCATTCCGTCGCGTTGGATCGAAGAGGCTCAGGAGCGCTGGCATAATCGATCTATTGTTGGTCGAGAGATGGTTGCGATTTCTGCCGATATTGCCATGGGCGGCGCCGATAACCTCGTTATTGGCTCGATTTTTGATGATTATACAATACCCGAGATGACCATTATCAAGGGCATTGATGTTACCAGCCCGTCTGAGATTGCAAAGCATATTGTGCGCAATCGTCGCGATAGCGCAGATGTGAGTGTTGATTATACAGGCGGATGGGGTTCTGGCGTAAAAAGCCATTTAGAGCAGGACCAGGGCATAGATTGCTTTGGCATTGTCTATTCGAAAAAGTCGCTTGCAAGCGCGATTAACGGCGGTTTGGGCTTCATAAATATCAGGGCGCAGATGTATTGGCAGCTTCGGGAGGCCTTAGACCCTGAAAGCAAGACACACGTGCCAATAGCTTTGCCGCCTTCGGCGAGATTAAAGGCTGAACTTGCAGCGATTCGATACAAGATTACTGGCGATAAAATCCAGATTGAAAGCAAAGACGAAGTCAAAAAGCGTCTTGGCCGTTCAACTGATGAGTCTGACGTTTTGGCCATGCTTTTACACAGGTTTGGCCAAGCACAGCGAAACAAGGTTACCGCGCACCGGGGCAGCGTGAAAGTTAATTTAGGCCATGCGAGCCGAAAGAAACGGAGACGTTAAAATGGGTGGTATTTTTGGCGGTGGTGGCCAGAGGAAAGTAGAGCCAAAGCGGATGCCGGATCGCAACGACCCGCGCCATATCGCAATTGAACGCCGCAAGAGGCAAGAGATTTCAAATCGTTCTGGCCGCTCTTCGACAATTCTCAGTCGACCAATGCAGGGCGCTCCAGGCACGCAATCTTACAGCAATACACTTTTGGGCGAGGCTAAATAGATGCAAGACATCGCAAATCGCCTGAAAAACACCGGTGACACGCTATTTAACAAAAAAAGCGAATGGGATGAGCTTTGCCAAGAGATCGCGGAGCACTTCCACCCTTTGCGGGCCGACTTTACGACATCATTCAATCTTGGAACTGACTTCCAGACTGATCTGATGGAAAGTACAGGCGTACAAGCTCGCGAGACGTTGGGTAATGCGCCAAATGCCATGTTGCGTCAAGGTAACTGGTTCCGCGCCCATACAGGCATTGAAACGATTGATGATGTGCCAACGAATGAAAAGTGGCTGGAAAAAGCGACCAAGCGGTTTCGCCAAGCACTATATGACCGCCGCGCAAATTTCGTCGGTGCTACCATTGAGGCTGATCATGATTGGGTGACATTCGGCAACCCTGTACTTTGCGTCCAAACAGATTCAGGCCGTGAGCATTTGATCTTCAAAGCCTATCATCCGCGTGATTGCGCATGGATGGAGAATGAGCGGGGCGAGGTCGACCACCTCCATCGCAAGGCGCCAATGACAGCGCGTGCAATTATGAAGCGCTATCCAAAGACTGCTCACGATACTGTCAAGCAATTGGCGACAGAAGACGGGTCAAAGCATGTTCAAGTGCGTCAAGTCGTTCTGCCTGTTGACGAGCTTAATTATGATAAAGATGACCGCCGCAAAAAATTTGGCGATAATGAGTTTGCTTCGATCTACATCGATTGCGACAACAGCGTTGTTCTAAGCGAGTCGGGTCTAAAGCGCTTTAACTTTGTTGTGCCTCGTGCAAGGCGCGCTGGTCGCTTCCCGCAAGGGTTCAGCCCTATGACGGTGGTTGCGTTGCCTGACAGCCGATCACTGCAGGTTGTGACCGAAACGCTTCTAGAAACTGGTGAGAAAGCCGTTGACACCCCGATCCTCGGCAATGCGAACGTCTTCCGGGATAATCTCAACTTTTACGCTGGTGGTTTCACCAGTGTGGATCTAGGGGAGGGGACAAAGCTAAGTGATCAGGTTATGCAGTTGCCGCCTTCTGGTGATTTTAATGTCGGATTGCGGATGCAGGAAGACTATCGCCGGATGATCCACGAAGCATTTCTATTGAACAAGCTGTTCCTACCAAACGTACGCGAAATGACAGCGTTTGAAACGGCGCAGCGGATGGAAGAGTTTAGACGCGCGGCCTTGCCATTCTTTGGGCCAATCGAAGCGGAGTACCATTCCCCATTGCTTGATGTATCGTTTGATATGGCACTCGAGTTGGGGATCTTCAAAGATTTGATCAGTGAAATGCCAGATGAGTTGCAAGACGTTGACGTCATCTTTGATTTCGAAAGCCCGCTTCGCGAGGTCGATGGCGCTAAAAACCTGGCCGCGTTTAAAGAGGGCTTGCAGATCACTGCAGCGGCCGCGCAGGTCGACCAAAGCGTTACAAAATCAATCGATTGGAGCAAGGCGTACGATGATGCGATGCGCGGTGCTGGCGCAAAGGCTGAATGGTTTAGCGATGAAGACCAAGTGCAAGACGATAAACAGGCCGATAAAGCACTTCAAGCAATTGAGCAGGCGGCGGTTTTGGCCAATTCGGGCGCGCAAGTTACGCAGAATGTTGCTGAGGCAGAGATGGCAGCGCAAGAGGCGGGATTAAATGCAGCCTAAATACCCATGTGATGATAGCCAGCGGGCAGCAGCTATGGCTGTGCGCCAAGGCACAGCGAACGACACTCAACAAGTGGTGTTCTTTAATTGGATCGTTCAGCAGATTGCTGAGGTTCAAGGCATGTCTTTCAGGCAAGATCCATACGAAACAGCATTTAACGAAGGCAAGCGCTTTGTGGGTCAGAGCATTATTGATGCGTCAACGCCTTCAAGCAACCCAAAACCAAATCCATAAGAGGCGAACATGGATCACATTCTAAAACGACTATTGCTTAATGGCGCTCATGAGGCGCCTTTTTTTATGCCTGCTGATGATGGCGGTAATTCGGGCGGCGACGCAGAGACTAACGCTCAAGACAAAAAGCAAGCCACAGATGATCAAAGTCCGTCCGATGGCGAGAAAGATCAGCAAAACGATGACGCCACTTTATTGAGTGACGACCAGTCTCAAGACGATAAGCAAAAGACTGATGATGCGGATAAGTCGGAAGGCGAGGAAGACCAAAAGGACGACAAGTCATCTGATGATGGCGAAAAGCTGTTACTGACGGATGAAATGCGCGATCAGATCGCGAACGGCGACAAAAAGGTTCGAAGCCTTCTTAGTCGCTACACCACACTGCCCTCGATGGCACGCGCGTTGGCTGAGGCTAACCGCAAAATCTCACAAGGCAATAAAGCGCCTGAGCGGCCTGACCCTGCTGACAAAGAAGCGATGCAAAAATATCGCAAAGAGATGGGGCTACCTGAAAGCGCTGACGGCTACAAGCTCAATGATAGCGTTTTGAAGCGGCTTGGGGACGACGATAAGCCAATGCTGGCAGACTTTACGGAGTTCGCCCATGAGCGCGGCGCAACACCACAGGAGCTTGATCTGGCCATTGAATGGTATGCAGAACGTCAAGAAGCCGCGATGGCTCAGGAAATTGAGGCCGACCGGACTGCTAAAACGAAAGCAGAGGACGATTTGCGGGCAGAGTGGGGGCCCGAATACCGCGCCAACCTTTCTATGGCGTCGCGTATGGTCGAATCTATTCCAGGCGTTGGCCCTGATTGGAATAATCTCAAGTTGGAAGATGGTCGCAAGCTTGGCAATATTCCAGAATTCATCACTCACATGGCCGAACTCGGTCGCCGGGAATTTGGCGACCCAGTTTTTGCCGATTCAGACAGTGAAGCCGCACACAACTCGCGCAAAGCTGAGCTTGAAAAAATTCGAGATTCCGACATCGACAAATGGGATTCAGACTCATCGTTGAAAAAGGAACTCACCGAGATCTACGCGCGCGAGGAAAAGCGCAAGAAGTAGTGTCTATCTAACCTTGAAAGGCAAAGGTCACCCCTTAATTGGCCCCGGCGCTTTTCTCTTCACCTGCCTATATGCAAGCCCCGTACGTTTTAGCCGACACCCTGCGATCGCAGCACGGATAAACACGCGGACACCCTTCGCAGCAATGGCTCTGTTCTTTTAATGAAAGGATCGGGTACAATGTCTGTAGAAGCTGCAGTAATCCAGTACCGAAAAGAAATGGTCGCCGCCTTTGCGCAGCGCCAATCAATGCTCCGTATGGCCACAACTAAAGAAATGGTCATCAAGGGCAATCAAGCCACGTTCCTCGTAGCGGGCAATGCAACTGACCGTGCTATTACGCGCGGCGCGAATGGGAACATTCCATATAACAACCCAACCAACTCGCAAGTCACTGCAACTCTTGAAGAAAAGCACGCACCTTATCGCTTGACAGGCTTTAATGTGTTTGCGTCTCAAGGTGATCAGGACAAGTTGATGCGCAACGAATCTGTAGGCGTGATCAACCGCGATGTCGATTTGACAATTCTAGATGCCCTGTCAGCGGGTACCGTAACATCTGGCACGGGCGCAGTTACATTGGCGCAGCTTGGTGAGGTTCAAGCAACTCTTGGCGAGGCTCATGTTCCTATCGATGACCAGGAGAATATGTTCGCTGTTGTTTCACCAAAGCTCATGACGAATCTGCGCAACTTAGAGCAATTCTCAAGTGCAGATTATGTCGAGATGAAGCCGCTTGCCGGTCCAGCCAAAAAGGTTGCGCGTTGGTATGGATTCAATTGGATTGTATCCAGCTTGGTAGATGGCTTGGGCACAAACTCTGAGACCTGTTATTTCTTCCACCGTGACGCCATTGGTTACGCGGGCGATGTCACCGAAGACAAGATCTTTGCTGGCTACAACGAAGAGCAAGGTTTCTCTTGGTCTCGCGCCGAAGTTTATCACGGCTCTAAGTTGCTCCAAAACAGTGGCGTGGTGAAATACACCCACGACGCGACGGCATAATTTTAGGGAGCTTCGGTTCCCTTTTCTTTTCTAAAAATCGTAAAGGGCTATTCAAATGGCTTATGCAACAACTAACCCGCCCAATGTGGTTGCGGGCGATGTAGGCACAAACAGTGTTTGGGTCTATGCATCAGAGGACATCCATACAGATGTTGATGCGACTGACTATTTTTCCAACGGTGATGCGCTTGGTATGCGCGTGAATGATGTTGTGATTGTGGTTAAAACCACTGCCACCATTGGCGCAACTATCCATGTGGTAACCGCAGTGACAACTGACGGCGCGGCTACAATCTCACCTGCAATTCTAGCTTAAGCGTATTGCGGCCTAGCGGCCATGGTACGCCTCTATCGTGGTCGTGGGGCGGGTTTATTCCGCCCCAAAGCCACAATCACAAAATGAGGCAATTATGACAAAAGATTTCAAGCGGTTGCCATCCTCGGCAATCCGCAATACTGCCGATTATTCTCGTGCACACTATCATGTAAACGTTGGCAATGATGTAACATTAGAAGACCTGTTAAAGCCTGTTTTCTGGTCGCATCATGACGGCTTACTTTTGCCCGGCACATTGATTGACGTGTTATCCAGCGATTTTTCTTTGGATGTGCAGCTTCGCGTAATCTCAAACGTGGATCGCATTGTGAAAGTGCGTGTGCTGCGAGAAAACATTCAAGAGGGACGCAATAGTCGTGATGATCTGGAGGCGGCTGAGGCTATCGTTGAAAACCTCCCAGAAGGGTACAAAATTACGCACTCCAATCGTTGGGGCTATGCCGTTGATTTAGATATCGATGGTAAGGCTAGCGGCATCGCCAAAAGCTTGGAGACGAAAGAGCAAGCGGTCAAAGCCGCGCAAGCGCATTTCAAAGAGATGAACGGCGAAACGGACTCTGACGAGTAAGGATTTGACGCATGGCGGATAAGCTTTCAGTTTATAATGAGGCGTTGCGGCATGTACGGCAGCGTGCCTTGGCTTCGTTAACCGAAGAAGGTAAAGCCCGCCGTGCGCTTGATCGTGAGTACAACAACTCGGTCGATGACGTATTGTCTAAAGGGCTTTGGAACTTTGCCTTTAAAAAGGTAGAGATTTCTGCAGACACAGATTTGGACCCCAACTTTGGTCTGGATTATGCATTCACCAAGCCTGATGATTATGTGCGGTTGGCAAGCATATCGGACTCGCCAGAACTCGAAAGCGGGTTGCTTCGTTATGATGATGACAAGGATAACTGGTATGCGGACGTCGATACGATTTATGTAAAATATGTCTCCAATGATACCGCATATGGCTATTCAATCAATGATTGGCCGCGCCCGTTCGCCAAGGCTGTAGCAGCAGATTTAGCTGAAAAAGTTGCCTTGGAGATTACTGGGGATGTCAGCATCCGTAACTCAGCGGTTGTAATTGCACGCGACGAGCTGCACGAAGCAAGGCGGCTCGACGCGGTAGACGAGCGCGTGAAGTTTGCGCCCGCAGGCACGTGGACCACTCGCAGGTTTGGCGCCCGTCGCCGCAGCAAGCGGGATCGCATGTAATGGGCCGCGTTCGTACACTTCACCACGCCTTTAATATTGGGGTTGTGGACAAGGATAAACTGCCGCGCGTTGATTTGGAGCGAATGCGGTTGGCCGCCGAGCAGCAGCAAAATTTATTGCCGCTAACCACTGGCGCTATGTTCGTACGCCCGGGGACAGAGTATATTGCGGAAACGCCTTCCAGCGAAGAAGTCCTGTTGCGTGAATTTGTGTTCGGCGCCACAGACTCGGCATTACTAGAATTTGGCGATGAGAAGCTGCGTATTTATAACAGTGATGCGCTGCTTACGCGTGGGGCTGTAACAAGTACGGTTGGCAGCGATCTGATCGATTATACGGACATCTCCACAGATGGGGGAAACGTTCAAGATACAGGTATAGCCTTTGGCGCAACGTATGGTTTTACAGGAATTGAGTTGAACGTCACAGGCCAGGGTGGCATTGCTGGTATTCGGCAGGCGGTGAGTACTTCAAATGCTAACGAACAACATGCCTTGCGGATTAGAGTACATTCTGGGTCGCTGCGTTTCAAATGTGGTAGTGCTACGGGCACTGATAATTTTTTCGCTAAAACAACGTTGAAGCCGGGCACTCATTCTTTAGCATTTACGCCGACCACTTCCAGCTATTACATAGAATTCACGCGAGAAGAAAATGGTGTCGGGGTGTTGCAGTCTTGCCAGGTAGAAGCGGCAGGTGTCGTGGAAATTGATGCGCCATGGACCACAAACGATCTGCAGAACGTGCGATTGGCACAAAGTGCAGATGTTATATTTGTCGGCGTCGGAATAACAGGGCGACCGCAGAGAATTGAACGCCGCTCTGCTGAGTCTTGGAGTATTGTTGAATTCGCGCCTTTTGACGGGCCTTGGGCTAATTATATCTATGCGGCAGAAGATCAGATCGAATTTAACAGCACTGAGTTTTTTCAGCTAGTGAAAGGAACAAGTTCCGGCCCCAATTTAGGGCTGGACAACCATCCAGCCGTAGGGCCGAAGGACTTTGTCAAGGTTGAGCATTCAGATCGCGGCGTAAACACCGTTCTATCGGCAGAAGCGCAGTTCACAGATCCAATCAGAGTTACAGGCATTAAATCGGCAAATTGGCATGATCGTGAATGGACATATACAATTTCAGGTACATGGACTGGCACATTAAAATGGCAACGTTCATTTGATGCTGCCGATTTCGGGTATAAAGATTTTAGAGAGTCTACTGCTTCCGCAACCATAGACATCACAACCAATAAGACCTCGATAAAAAATGAAGACGATGACGACAACGCTATTGTCTACTACCGGTTAGGATTCAGCCGAGGGGACTACACATCTGGTAGCGCTGAAATAGATATTTCCTATGGTGGATATGGCGGCACGGGTATTTTTAGGAAGCATTATGAAAGCCTGACTGTCGGCTCTTTAGGCAACGTTATTTCGCCAATTAAAGGTACCGGGTTATCATCTGCATGGAAGCCTTGCGCCTGGTCATCCTATTATGGCTTTCCTTCTGCACCTGCTCTTTTTGATGGCCGATTGTTTTGGATAAGGTTCGATAAGATATGGGGTTCCATTTCTGATGCGTATGAGAGCTTCGATGAAGACTTTGAGGGCGACGCGGGCACTATTGCCAGGTCGATTGCTACGGGCGGTGTGGATGGCGCCCAATGGATTTTACCACTGCAAAGGCTGGTGGTTGGCACGTCCGGCGCCACGATAAGTGCACGCTCTTCCTCATTCGATACACCGCTCACGCCTTCCGACTTCACCCTACGGGCGTTCGATAGTGTTGGCTGCGCCAATGTTGATGCAGTCAGTGTGGACAATCGCGGGATTTTTGTAGAGCGTAGCGGGAAAAAGCTTTTCCACCTCGTTTTTGACGGAGGGGAAAGAGACTACAAGGCTCACGAAATATCGAAGCTGACAAACGACATTTTTGATGCGGGTGTAAAGCAGCTTGCTGTACAGCGCAGACCAGAAACGCGCATTTGGGCGGTTCTAAATGATGGGTCTGTTGTTTGCTTGGTCTATGAGCCGGAAGATGAGGTGCTAGCGTTTACGACTGTAATTGTCGCTGACGGTGAGGTAGAAAGCGTCGCCGTGTTGCCTGGCAGCAGCGCAGATAACGTCTATTTTAGTGTGAAGCGAACTATCGACGGCTCTACTGTTCGATATGTCGAGAAACTGGCTAAAGACAGTGAAGCGCTGCCAAATAATATCTGCGTCTCATTGGATAGTAGCAAAATCTATCGGGATATTTCATCGACTGCCACTTTAACAGGGCTGGATCATCTTGAAGGTGAAGAGGTGAGAGTTTGGGCTGATGGATCGCCTCTAATCGACACCTATACTGTCACAAGCGGACAGATCACGCTTTCTACAGCGGTTACAAACGCGGTTGTCGGCTTGCCTTATACGGCGCGTTACAAATCAGCGAGGCTGGCGTATGGCGGCGAGGGCGGGACTGCGATGGGCCAGATCAAAAAAGTCAACAACATAAACATGGTGCTAACGGAGTTCGTCCGCGATGGTGTAAAATACGGTCCAGAATTTGACAATGCAGATCATCCGCTTGATCCTTTGCCGGTACTGGTAGACGGAGTAAGCGCCGACGAGATTTCATCTACTGTATTCGACGACACAAAGTTAGAGTTTGACGGGGGGTGGGATGTAGATAGTCGCGTCTGTTTGGAGGTAAGAAGCCCCAATGTTGCAAAATTTGTTTCACTTATTCTTGATGTAGAAACTAATGGGTGAGATCGTGAAATTGGTTGGGCGCTCAGGTGATATTTTGGGCGATGATTTGGATGCGCCGATTTTCGGGTATGCGAGCATATCAGATGGGGTTGACGCATTGGGCGGACTCGCTTGGATCGAAGGAAAGTGCTGGATGTGGTTTTCGAGCGCTAAGCCCCAAAATGTGTCTGCTCTTCATGTTGTGCGATGCGCAAAGCAATTGTTGCGCCGTGCCGTGCAGGTCGGTGAAATGGAAGTTTACACCCCCCGAGATGCACAATTCGCCACCTCATCGCGCTTATTAAAGCTTGTGGGCTTTAAACTCGCCTATACGGAGAGCGGCAAGGAGATTTATGTATGGCAAGCTTAGCGACTATCGCTACAGTGGTTAGCGCGGCTGGCACAATTGCTGGCGGCATTGCCGCTAATGCTGCAGCCCAGGATGAAGCGCGCCAACTTGAGGCCAAGGGCAAGGAAGAATTCGCCGCCTCTCAGCGCGAGGCAGAAATTAAGCGGCAGGAGGGCCGTTTGATTATGTCGCGCCAACAAGCACTAGCTGCTGCATCTGGAGCTGGAGCGGGTGATGACGCCCCCACAATTCTAAAACTTATGAGCGGCACAGCAAGAGAAAGCGAATTTAACGCACAAGTCGAGATGTTTGGCGGGAAAAGCCGGAAATCAGGTCTTTTTAATGCTGCATCCAATCGCCGCCGCGAAGGCGCAGCCACATTATTAGGCTCCGTAACCAAGGCTGTCGGTGGCGGTATCAGAGGGTTAAATACAAGCGGGGCATTTGGTTAATGGCAAAACTTCCAACAAAAGAGAACCTTTCGCGCCCGGGTTCTTTTCGGACAGGCACAACGATTTCATCCGCAGACACGTCAGCTATTGGTCGCGGTATTGAGTCGCTTGGTGCCAGCCTAGGCGTTGTTGCAGAAGACATTCAGCGCAAGCAAAACGCTATCGATATTTCACGCGCTGAGGCAATCTATACTGAGCAGTCACTTGCCCTCCAAAATGAGTTTGAGCGTGATGGTGATTATTCTACCTTCGATAAGCGGGCGCCTGAAAAATCATCGAAAATCGTAGAAACTGCGGCGGATGTTATACGCGATCCGCAAATGCGAGAACGTTGGCGCTTGAGCCAGCAGCCCAAAGTTGCGCGGCTAAATGACAGTATTTTTGATATGGGTAATGCCTTGCAAGAGCAGGCAGGGCTGGTTGCCTTCAACGATGCACTAGAAACCAATCGCCGGATATACGTCGATCCCGATACGAACGAGCAGCAGAAAAATCAGGCTCTGGCTGATATGGAAGCTAGCATTGAGGTTGGCCTTGGTTCGGGGCTACTTACACCAGCGCAAGCACAGCGTACGCGGCAAGAGTTCATCAATAATTCGCAGTTCAGCCGTGGCTTGTTGGCAGTTAAACAAAATCCTGATGTTGTTGCGGCTGGCAATGATTCCGCATCTATCCTGCGAAGCTTTGAAGGGTTTCGTCCTAAGCCATACTGGGACGTAAACGCATACCGCGTTGGCTATGGCTCAGATACAGTAACGCGGCCAGACGGCACCGTTGAAAAAGTGCGCCCTGGGATGGTTATCACGCGGGCCGATGCCGAGCGAGATTTGCAACGCCGCATTGGAGAGTTTCAAAGCGTTGTTATAGGGCAAATTGGCCAAGACAAATGGAACTCATTTTCGCCAAACATTCAGGCAGCGCTTACATCGGTTTCATACAATTACGGTTCCTTGCCCGATCGCATCATTGATGAAGTTGAGAGCGGCGACCCGCAGTCGATAGCTTCTGCAGTTGCAGGCCTTGCAGGTGACAATGAGGGGGTTAATCGCAATCGACGTATGCGGGAGGCCCGTATCATCCAAGGCGACATTAACCCGGCTTGGTATGAGTCCCTTTCACCCGAGCAGCGCCAACAAATAGACGCTACAGCGCAAAAGACTTTTGCAGATCGGCAGGCGGCTGATGTAGCGGCAATTCGGGCCGAGCAAACTCGTAGATCCGAAGCTCTTGGCCTTGGTATTCTGACAGGTGAGGTTGTTGCAGAAAGCCAAATTCTGAATGATGAGTTTTTAGATGATGGTAAAAAGGCCACTTTGTTGCGCTCGTTTCGTTCTGAAAACCAAGACCAGCTTGCCGCTATGGGTTATATTGAAGGGTTGCATGCTGGCTCCGCGCCACGGCTTAACCCGCTCGATAGCGATCAAAAGAAGCTGGGCAACAACGCATATGAGCGATTGGAAGGCCAGTTAGTCAGCGAAGAGGCGTCACGCGAGCAAATAGACGCACTCTCAGCCTCTTTCTTCGACAATTCCGGCATAGTCCCTGACCGAACACAAAACCGGCTGCTGAACGATGTTTCAAGCGGTAATCCGCAACAGGTATTGCAAGGCGCCCAGCTGGCATCACGGCTGTTTCAGATTGATCCGTTTGCATTACGACAAAATGCGCAAGGCGACAAGATCGCGGCCACGGCTACGGCCTATGACTTTTACACGCAGGATATGGGACTGCCTGTCGAAGCTGCTGCGCAAAAGATAATCGCGCTGAATGACCCTGAAAAACAGGCAAAGCGCGAACAATTCCTGAAAAGCGATGACGCCAAAGAGTTTTTGAAAAAAAACAGCAAGCCGGGCTCAATCCTGAAAAATATTGGGCAGGGCGGCGTGCCTGTTGTCGGCAACCTAATCGGCATGGGTGCCGCGCAATTGGGCTTTAATCCTTTGCAGGAGGCCGCAATTACCGGTGAATATAAAGAATTGCTCAAGGAGGCTTATGTTGAAGCACAGGGCGATGGCGATTTGGCCAAAAAGTTTGCAGCTGATCGTTTTAATCGTCTTTACGGACCAACTGAAATGGACGCGTCCGGTGATATGTCGATTGTTCGTCTGCCACCAGAAAAGACCTACCCGGTCGGGGCCGATGGAACACACCAGTATATTCGGCAACAGGCTGCCGATGCGCTATCGGAAGAGCTGGGAGCGGTGATTGAGCCCGGCGATGTGTTCTTGCAACCATATGATGGCACAGAAAAAAGCCTCGAGCTTGGGCAAGCGCCACTTTACAAGGTGCTTTACCGCGCAAATAGCAGTGATGTTGTGCAAGAGTTCAACTTTCCATTTTCTGCAGATCCTCGTGCTGAAATTGATGCGGTGCAAGAAGAACAGGCCGACCAGATTGAAACATCGCGTGAACGCAGTGATGATGTGCGAACCGGCATTGAAGAAGAGAACAGAATTAAAGACGCGGTTGCAAAAGCCAAAGAAGGGGGCGCCAACCCCGGCGAGGTGCGCGAGATGGCACTAGAAGAAATTCGCAAAATTAATGAAGATCGCCAAAAACGCAATGAACAGCAACAGACAGATGACCCGCTACTCAATGAGAGCAACTTTATGTCGCAAATGGGCCGTGATATGGGCATTATGGGGGGCAATTAATGCCGTTTAACAAAACGCAGCCATTATATAGCGCGCCAGGCACACCGGGTTTGTCGCAATATGATGAGCCCGAGCCCGCATTTTTGGAAACGTTGGGCGCCGCCTATCGGCAAGAGAATTTGATCGGTAGCGCTTTAACCTATGCGCCAACGTATTTTGCGCGCCAGAGTGAAGAATTTCAGCGGCTCGATCCTGACTATGATGTATTTGACGATTTGCAAGGCTATGAGCAATATAATCGTCGCTTTGTAGGGGTCTATAATCAAAAGTCGGCCGAAATAATCAAACAACAAATCGATCAGGAAATTGAGGATAGAAAAATCCTTGATGCGTCGGGGTGGGTAGGCATTGGCCTGTCTGGCGTTGCCGCAATCACTGACCCGACTATTCTTTTACCAGGCGGTGCATTGGTCAAATCGGGCCGTGCCGGGTTCAGCGCCACAAAATCTGGTGTCAATGTTGGGCTTGCGTCTGGCTATGCTACTGGCATTCAAGAGGCTGGTTTGCAGGCCACGCAAGAGGTGCGGACTGGTGAAGAAACAGTGCTTAACATTAGCGGAAGCGCTTTGCTGGGCGGCATTTTGGGCGCCACGGCTTCTAAATTCATTAATGCCCGCGACTTCAAAGGATTGGGCGATAGGACGCAAGCAGAGTTTGCAGACGATGGGATGAATGTTTACGAGGTTTCTGACGCTTTGGTGCAAAAGGCTCAAGGTGTCGGTGCAGCCGCTTACCAGGACCCGCTTAAGGCCATAACGCTTGACGACTTGGACGTTGGGGGTAATGCCGCAAAAAAAGTTGCCGATGCGACTGCCGCTTTGCGCATTAATCCAGGCGTGCAAACAATGCTATCTCCGTCAACAGCGGTGCGACGTATCTATAACCAGTTGGTCGACAACCCCATCTATACCCGCATGAATATGGAGGGTGAAACCCTTGGGTCATCAGTTGAAAACTTGGTCAAACAATACTCACGCGGAGCTTTGGGCGAATGGATCGGTGCTGTTGCTGGCCGCAATGGTCTTTATCGAAAAGCTCGCCAGGCCGGGTTTGGTGGCACTCGAACGGATTTTAACAAGGCCGTGGCCGTCGCTGCACGTCGAAACGATATTGACCCCAATGGGAATGAGTATGTCACTCAAGCGGCAAAGCTGGCGCGTGACAAGATTTTCAGCCCATTGCTAAAGCGTGCGCAGGAAGTTGGCGTATTGCCTGATGACATTGAGGTGCGCACCGCTCCAAGCTATGTTTCACGGCTTTGGAATCAGCAAAAGCTTATTGCATTTGAGCCTCAATTCAAAGCGCGGGTGAAGAAATGGGCCGACCAAGTTATTGCCAAGCAAGAGGTGCGGCGTGATGAGGTTGATTTGTCCAAGCGTATCTTGGGCGCGGGTGATCTGCAAAAGAATATCGAGCGCCTGGATGCACGTCTTGAACGCGTCGTGTCTCAAATAGACAAGCGGGTATCGCGTCGAGGCAATGTAACCGGCAAGCAAAAGAAAACGTTAGGTCGCCTCAAGGGCACATCTGAGCAAATGCCAAAGATGAGTGCTGAGGAAGTTGTTGGCACCGGCGATGCAAACAAACGGTTTCTTGATCTATTCAAAGAGGCGCAAGCCGCAGTGAAGCCGCAGTCCTTTAGAGATAGATTTCCGACTCTTCAGGTGGTCAAGGATTTAGGTGGCGTTAAAACCGGCAGCACCTTAGCTTCTGAGCTTAAGGCTATGGGGGTCACACCAAAAACGCGACCGGGGCTATTCCGCAAAAGTGGCGGGCTGTCTGATGTCGACAATTTGGTTAAATCCGAAAATGAAATTTTCACAAACTTGCCGGGGGATGGTTCTGGTTTTGTTGATCGGCAAGCCGTTTTAAACGCTATTTCTGATGAAATTGGTGGGTCGCCGCTGAGAACAGACGAGATGCTTGAGGCCGATTCCATTGCGGAAAGCATATCAACGGTTGTGCAGGACTGGCTAGAGGTCAATGGGCTACCTTCCGATGCAACATTGGCTGATGTAAAGCGTATGCTTGATGCTCCACTAGAATTTGAAGGCGCTATTCTTGATCTGGCGAAGTTGGATGAAGCACTTGAAACCTTTGACTTGAAAACTGACGACCTGCGTCTGACGCAATCGGCGCTCGACGCTGAGCGAAAAGCCTTGCAGGGCAAGATTGACACTTTAAATGATGAGATTATTCGGCTTCAAGGCCAGCGCGGCACGTCTCCGAACACAAGGCGTCTTATCGAGTTTTCACTTAAAAAGCGCGATTTGGCCGTACTTAAATCCAAAAAACGAGGGCTTGAAAAAGAAGTATCAACTCTCCGTCGCGCCAGCGGTGTTGGGGTCGAAGATAAGCTGTCGGCAAAACTTTCTGACTTGACGCGCATTAATGAGCGTATTCGCGCGACACAGGCAAATGCTGATAAGCTCGAAGCCCGGTTACCCAAAACGCCAGAGGGTATGCCAAATTTTGTCAATGAAGCGGATCGGGAGGACTACGTTAAAGAGGTCGTAAACTCGATCTACGCGAATTTGACAAGTCGCGGCAAGGGCGATGTGCCTGCTTATATTGTGCCAGTTGAAACCGGATTTTTGAAGGGGCGTACCTTTTCAATTCCTGATGCCGATATTGAAGAATTTCTTGAAAACGACATAGAACTGATCTTGCGCCGTTATGCCCGCGACATGGGCGCGGACGTGGAGCTTGCAGGTAAGTTCGGTCGGGCGGATATGAAAGACCAAATAAAGGAAATAGAGGCCGATTATCAGGTTTTGCGCGATAAAGCTAAAACGCCAAAGGAACGTGACGCGCTGACCAAGGCGGAAAAGGCCGATATTGAGCGACTGAGCGCGTTCCGCGATATGATGCGTGGCACCTACCGGCAAGCAGAGCAAAGCAGTGCATGGGGTGGATTGACCCGAGCGGCGCTGACTTGGAACTATATTCGCCTGTTGGGTGGCGTTACGCTATCGAGCATGTCTGATGCCGCGCGGCTTATTGGCGTGCATGGCGTTCGGGCAACAATGACCGAGGCTCTGCCTTCGCTGATTTCCAATGTGCGAGCCGTCAAGATTTCAAAAACTGATGCGCGTGAACTTGGCGCTGTAACTGAAATGGTGCTGCAAGGCCGATTGGCCAGCTTGGCGGATCTGCAAGACCCTTATCGGTATGGGTCAAACTTTGATCGCTTTCTGTCAAACTCATCAAATATGTTTTCGAAGGCAACAGGTCTAGGCTGGTGGAACGATACGGTTAAAACCATGGCAAGCGTCATGACACAAAACCGCATTCTCAAGCACTCGCTGAATTATGACAAAGCACCGGCTGCTGAAAAGAAGTATTTGGCATTTCTTGGTATTGGCAAAAAGGAAGCCCGTCAGATTGCCGAACAATTCAAGCGGCACGGTAGCGTTGATCGAGGTATTCATGCCGCTGACGTGTCAAAATGGGATGAGGCCACGCGCCGTATTTATGGCGCCGCACTCAATAAAGACGTTGACCGAACGATTGTAACAAAGGGTGTATCTGATCAGCCACTTTGGACCCGCTCCAATTGGGGCAAGTTGATCATGCAGTTCAAAAGCTTTGGGCTCGCATCGCATCAGCGCGTTCTGATCGCCGGATTGCAAGAGCGTCCACACCGCATGGCAGAGCAACTGGTGTTTGCCAGCGCAATCGGCATGATGATTTCATGGCTTAAGTTTATAGAGCGCGGCGATCAGGGCCGAGCAGACCAACTTGTTGAAAATCCCGGGCTTTGGGTGGCAAACGGATTAGATAGGACTGGCATATTGTCAATCCCTTTCGAAATTTCCAACACGGCTGAAAAGTTGGGTTTGCCAGTGGGTATCACTAAGGCAATTCAGGCGGCGGCAGGCGATGAAGATCAAAGCGGCGGTGTAAGTCGATATGCCAGCCGAAACCAGCTTGGCGCCGTGCTAGGGCCAAGTGCCGGGTTGTTTAAAGACCTCTCAACGATTGCCGCGCAATTGAGCAATCAAGAAATCACAAGATCAGGCGTAAATGCGATGATCAGACAAGTGCCAGGCGCATCGTTGCCAGGCGTTCGTTCTGTCATGCACCAAAGTATTAAGCCGCTTGCGCAAGAGGCTGTAGAATAGTTCCTAGCACCCGAATATTGCGCGGATGAGTCCGTATCCCGGAAGGATTACAGAGAAAAGCCAATCAAACCACGCTAAATCATCGGTGTCACAACTGACGCCCATTACAATAGTCCCGCCTGGGAAATATGCCAGCAAGAATAGAGCCAGAATGGCTAAACTGGTAAGTGAGTCTAAAATATTTCGCATCTGTATTTGCTATCCGTCTTCATCATCCTCAAAGGGAATTTTGCCAGTAGAAATAAAATAGTCGGTCAGAATGCGCCGTATGGCGTCTGGTCGAGATGGCCGACCCTGTTGCTCTTTGCGAAACGAGTCAAGTGCTTCGGTCATTTCATCAGTGAGTCGTATCGTTACATTATTGTCCGGCATGTCTCTGGCAGTATTGATTAAACATGCTGGCATCGTAACCGGATTGGCGGGTTTGTCTAGATCATCCCTTATTGAGGGTCGGCCTATTCGGGGTTGCGCCCTTCCTCTAGTGCTTTGAATTTGAGTATGTACTTCTCGAGTTCTTTAGACCGCTCTTCCATTTCGATGGTCGCTTTTTCCATCCGAGTGAATGCAGCGTCGAATGATTTCTCAGTAGGGTGCAAATTGAAGCTTTGCTCTAAGCGGGCAATAATCTCGCTGTTTAGCGAGTTGCTGTTTTCATTAGCGACCTTCTTGAGCTTGTCGCGCATTCCGGGCGGCATTCGCAGCATAAACTTATCCCACTCGGCAACGGGGTTCTTTTTCATAGCTCACCTAAAATAATGTCAGAAATGCCATATTGCATTTGACAGTGAAAATAAATGGTGTCATATATGCCATTAGTGTCAAATTTGACATCAGAAAGGAATTAGAGTGAAAGATAACCCAAAGTTCATTGTTCGGTTTCCAGACGACCAGATGCGCGAGCGCCTAAAAGAACGGGCACAACGCAACTATCGGTCAATGAATGCTGAGCTTGTAAAGATTCTTGAGCGGGCCTTGGCCAGTTCTGAGGCGGTGGAGGGTGACGGTCTACCAAACAATACACCCTCTACCGCGAACTAAACCCGCTCTTGCTGGAGCGGATCAACCAAACGGCAACAATGAAAGGACATGCCGCATGGACCTACAAACAAATAATGCACAATCAACTGATCTGCAAGTTATGAATTTTCACGGTGATCAGATCACAACTTTTGAACTTGACGGACAGCCACATGTTGCGATGCGTCCTATTGTTGAAAACCTTGGGCTTTCTTGGGGTGGTCAACGTGACAAAATTCGAGCGCAATCTAACAAGTTCAACTGTACGGATATCCGTACGACTGGCAGAAATGGCAATTATATCAAGATGTTGTCAATTCCAATTAAAAAGCTGAATCTGTGGTTGGCTTCGATCAACCCGAACAAGATCAAAGACAAACAAAAGCGTCAGCGGATTGAACTTTATCAAGAGGAATCTGCGGAAGCCCTTTACTCCTATTGGCATCAAGGGATCGCAATCAAGGGTGATCTTGACGGTGTTATCACTGATCTTGACCCAAAAGTTATGAACAACCTTGGTGGTATGTTCAAACGCGTCCTTAATAAAGCCATGAATGAGGTGGTGCCGTTGTTGGTTGAGCAGCAACTAGCATCGAAAGAGATCGGCATAGTTTATGGTGTAACGACCTACGACATTTACGCAATGATCAACTTACATGATCGCACAGGCTTGCGCGGACTTGGCACATACATCTCGAACAGATTAGCGCGTTACCACAATGAACGTGGCATCCCGATAAAGGCACGAGATTACGGTCATATGGCCTCGGTACGTGTTTTTGACAAGCTAACCACCAAAGATTGGTTGGCAAGCGGCGGTCGCAAATTGATCAGTGATTATATTGCTGAAAAGCGTGGTCAGCCAAGTTTGCAGCTCTTACAAGGCGGCAAGTAGCCTTAAAACGCTACTTAATTCAAGAGTATACCCCAATGGGGGAAATATAAAACGGCAATGACGGGTGTTGGAACCACCCGCCACGCCTAACCGCAACGGACCTATAGAGGAGGGCCGCATGGCTAATACCGTTAATAACAAGACACGATCACTTTTGCCACTAGATTTATCTACACTGTCAATTCCAGAGCTTGGGATCGCATATGCCGCAGCACAAGCCGCTGATCTGGCCCTGCAAGGCGTTATGGGATCGCCAAACTGCGATATTGATAGCAAAGTTGGCGACTGGGTTAATGAGCAAGCCGAAGCCTTCACATGGCGCTGCCAAGAAATTCGCAATGAAATGCTCAAACGCGACAAACCGGAAAGCGACACAGAGGCCGGTATTCGCCGCGAGGTAGTGCTTGGTTATGCGCTGCGCTGCGGCGAGACAACGCAAGAGCTAATCGCGCTCACAGTTGAGTTAGATCGAGCGACACAAATTGCGGCATAGGTGCAACATGACAGACGAAGAATTTGAACGCTTTCTCAAAGGCTTGAACGCCAAGCAGTTGGAAAGCTTTATCGATCGGCTCATCTCGGAAACCACTGATTTGGCTGAGGAGGCGGCATGAGAACTTTAATAACAACATTGCTCGCGGTTGCTGCGCTTACCCTGACGGGATGCCAGTCAACAGGGAAGTTGACATCTAAGCCGGAGCGACCATCGCCTGACCTGGAAAAGCCCGAAACGCCGAAGCCGCAGACGGGACCAGTTGAGCGACCTTCGCCGGATCTCACTTAAGTTCTAAACGACAATAACATCAAAGCGATATGCGACCCCGTCAACTTTTGGCGGGGTTTTTTAATGGGGGCTTGAATGGCAAGCGTACAAATTAACAGAACCGATGGATTAAGCGCAGCAACAGCCCTTAAAGGGCCGTGTAGGGCTGCCACAACGGCCAACATTTCATTGAGCGGTGAGCAGACCATAGATGGGGTTTCTGTTGTTGCGGATGATCGAGTTCTAGTCAAAGACCAAACGGATGCTTCGCAAAATGGGATCTACGTTGCGTCAACCACAGATTGGCGCCGCGCCAAAGACTTCAAAAACTCGAATGATGTCCAAAAAGGAACGTTAGCCTATGTGACCGATGGCACGGCGAACGGCGACACAGTTTTTGTTGTTACCGCTAACAATCCTATCGTTGTTGGCACTACTGACATTGCAATCTCTGAATCCACGCCCGAAATCGGGGATGGGGAGGTTACGACTGCAAAGCTTGCTGACAACAGCGTAACAAACGCCAAGCTAGCTGATATGGAGACTCAAACAATTAAGGGTCGCACAACGGCTGGCACGGGATCACCAGAGGATTTGACACCTGCACAGGCCCGCACCGTAATGCAGATCGACCGCAGTGCGCCATGGTATCAAGTACCCTTCGGATCAAGCACACCCGAAAGCGGCGCTGGCATTTACACTTATGCGCACTTCCCGGTCTTGGCGTGCGGCCGAAATATTTTAGGAGTGCTGTATAAGTATGGCAATCAACATGACAGCGGGGAGCATGAAGGCGTTAGCGCCTCGCAGCAGCCAGCGGCTGGCGGCACACAAAATCTCACAATAGATGGTACATATGCATCCGGTGGAGCGGCAACGCCCCCCGCTGCAACCGAAGTCGAGGTTATCTCCGATGCGGATGACAGCGCCCGAACTTTTACGGTGTATGGCACCGTAGGAGGGTCGGTGGACTCCGAAGCGATTTCCGGGCCAACAGCTGGAGCTTCCGGCGTGGCTACCACGAAGGTTTTTGAAGATGTAACCCAAGTGACAGTTGACGGAGATACCGCTGGTAATATCAAAGTTGGTTTTAAGCTGGTCCCGCAAAATGTGTCCTACAGGTATTCGACAGACGGGGGACAAAGCTGGTCCGCCAAGATTGATATCTTTGACGGGATCGGCGCTGGGGATACTGTTTACTATTGGCCCGCGCTTGGTACACTACAAGACCTGAGTTTTATAGCGCTGTGCAACAAGCTGGTGATCGGATCAGGTCCATGGACACCAGTGATGAGAAAGTCCTACGACGGCATCACATGGGATGCAGATGACACCACCATTACGATCACTGGCGATGTACCCGGCGTTGTTGAATTTTTTGGAAAAGTCCAGCGCACCCCTTCGGGGCGGTTAGTCGTGGGGGCTTACGATGGTGATGAGTCATTTGTCATGTATTCTGATGACGATGGCGATAACTGGGTATCAAAACTGCTCGTTACTGATGGAGCAACTCAATATTCAGAGGTCACCGTGGCAATCATTGACGAGCTAAACTGGATTGCAATGGTCCGAATAGACGGTGTAACAGGATCAATGTTGCAATTGAAAACGGTAGACGGTGGTGCAAACTGGACCAATCAAGGTCAAACAAACCTTACAGTTTCAGGGGGTTATCAAAGCCACGATCTGACGACAGTATTTGTCGGCGGAAAGACGTATCTTGCCCTTGTCTATATGGCGCGGGAAACAGTTAGTGCCCCCGCACCAAACGTAAATTCCATGTGCTTTCGGTTTGCTCGTGCGGATGACGCTATATCAGCGGCAACCAATTGGTCGCACGAAAAAGTGCTGGTAGACAGTACTGAAATGCTTTCTGGCTATTCTGCACCTGGTGGTGAAAATTCATTGGCCGGATACCCATCTATGTGGGTAAACCCTGAAAGCGGATTGGCTCTACTCGCATATGGTCGAGAAACGCTATTTTATTACCAAGCGCAAGTTGAGACAAAAAAAGTCGATATTTCCTCGGAGATCGCACGATATACGCGAAAACCTTTTAGCAGATTGCGCATTGAAGATGATGAGTTCGCCACCACCATTCCTCTGCCCATCAATAGCGGTGGAACAGGCTTTTTAATGGCGGGAGGAATAGGGCGTTGGATACATTTTGCTTGGGAGACAACAGGTACATCTGAAATTGTATCAATTGAAGAGGGGGCCGCTGGATCTAGCATGACGACAACAACCGGTACCCCAGCCGGAACGACAGGAACCGATGGTCAAATCACTCTTTTCCTCGACACCTCAACCAGAAAACTTGCGGTCGAAAACCGTTTAGGGTCGGCCATTTTCGCCAACCTTGAGGTCAGCATTGACGAGAGTTGATAATCTTAGGTTGGGCAGTTACTGGCAAGGGTGCGCGCAAAATCTTCCGACCTAACAGGATGAAAGGCGTTTCGATAAACCGGAAGGTGATCCCGCTGGCTATCACCGTAAGGCCGAGCGCCGCCGCCGCGACGAAAAGGTTCTGCACCACGGCACCGTCTTGTCGTAGAGGCAGCAAAAGAAACACAGCTGGCATATGAAGCAGGTAAATGCTGTATGAAACCTTACCCAAATAGGAAATCGCGGGGGCTTCAAAAACCCTATCCCACAAGTTGGGTTGTGATATAAGGACCATATAGCATACTCCTGCCGCCAACATCACAACTAAATATTCGTCAATAACGCTTGGGATAAACCCAGCCTTATTGCTCAACAGGGAAAGCTCCATAATGGGACGCTCTATAACTAGAAACGCTATCGTGATTATGATCGCGGCGGTTGATGCTGACAGCACTGCGAATTTATTTATCTTAAGATCAACAAGCAAGACATAGGCGATTATGCCAGCAATACTTCCCATGAAACCACGCGCCATTGAAATGTTTGTTTTCCCCAAAATCCAGTAGAACAGTGCGATCATAACCGCGCACCCGATCAGGGTAAGCAGTCGCGTTTTAACGGCGCGAAAAATAGCGATGGCACAAAGTACAGTCACTGATACGGCAAATATTTCCACCGAGATCGACCACGCAGGCGGGTTAATGTGGCCTGGGGGCGGGACGAACAATTCTGAGGTCAGAGTTAGTTCGCCAATCAGCGCAAAATTGAAATGCTTACCCGCTTCCAGCCAAGTTGGGAAAAGTTCACCTCTTGTCACGATAAAGGCCAAAAAGACCAGAGCAATGCTGAAATATAGCATGGGTATAAGCCGAAACAGGCGGTTGGCGAAAAACTGAGTGTAGGTGAATTTTTTGGTTCGGTACGAATGAAATAGCACCATGCCAGAGAGTATGAAAAACAAGTCCACCGCAAAGCTGAAATTAGGAATAGGAGCGGGGAGCCATTTGCCCACAAAGGTGGCGTATGTATGCCCAAACGCGACGACAAGAGCAAGAAGCCCTCGAATACCGTCCATTGATTTTAAGCGCAATGCGGGAACCGTGTTCATGGGCGGGTTCTATACACAATAGAGATCCCAGTGTCTAGCGGGCCGCTAACAAATGTTAATCATTGGGTGCGGCCATCCTAAGGAGGCTGCGTTTTACTTCAAGCAGATACGCAGCGACTAAATCAATCAACTCGGAGAATATTATGCAGCGCAATTTTGCAGCAGCTCTTAAGCTCGTTCTTAAGCACGAGGGCGGTTATGTCGATCATCCGTCTGACCCAGGCGGTGCGACCAACCAAGGCATTACCAGAAAGACGCTTGCGCGGTGGCGAGGTCTCAAAGACTGGCGGCAACTGCCTAAGTCGGAAGTCAAAAACATTTCGGCTGATGAAGTGCGCCAAATCTATAAGGCACGGTATTGGGATAAGGTGCGTGGTGATGATCTGCCATCGGGCCTTGATTATTGCGTCTTTGACTTCGCGGTTAATTCTGGCTGGTCGCGGGCGGCGATTGCTTTGCAGCGTGTTCTTGGGGTTGCGGACGATGGAGTTATCGGCCCAGTCACGCTCGAAGCAGTTTCCAAAGCAAACACCAAGCGGCTCATAAATAAAATGTGTGATGACCGCATGCGCTTTTTGAAACGGCTACGGCACTGGTCTGTATTTGGCAAGGGCTGGTCTCGGCGTGTCTCAGGTGTGCGCCGTGATGCATTGGCTTGGGCTGATGTGTCTACAGCACCCACACCACCAGAACGGCCACAGGCTGCAAAGGATAGCCCGCTGATGCGCTTTCTCACTTTCATCATCAACACCATTCTGAATTGGGGCAAAAAATGACTTTTTTGAAGGGCTGGCGCACGCGCCTTGTTTCATTGGCTGGCGTCACGCTGGCATTTTTAGAGCTAATCGACCCCGGCCTTTTGGGCAACGCTTTGGGGCCTGATTGGAAAAATTGGGTGATCTTCGCCTATCCCGTAATTTATGGGCTGTTGCGTGAAGTGACAAACACACCAGCGGGTAAGAAGTCATGAAGCTGATACTCATGATCATAAAGTTTCTCGCGGGTGGTTGGAAGGACTATCTCGAACAGAAACGGCAAGATCGCTACGCCGCAATGAGCGACGAACAGAAAACGTTGCATAAAGAAAATGCGGATGAGCGCAAAAGCCGTAGAGAAGTCCGGCAGGCCACCGCCACATTTTGGGAAATGCGCGTGATCACATTCCTTATCGTGTTTCCGTATGTTGCGCATCTTTGGTCCATTTGGATGGACACACAATTCAAGTTGGGGTGGGCGGTTGACAAGTTCCCTGAACCTTTCGCCTCACATCAAAGCACTATCTTGCTCTCATTTTTCGGTGTTTCCACGGGATTAGGGATCGCAAAAATAGCCTCCGGCACCATCGCTTACATGGCGAGGCGCAAATGACAAATACGGGACATTTCACTATGAAAGAAGCAGGGCAAACCATGATCGCGGCACTTGGCATCTTGTCAGCTAGATGGCTTGATTTACTGGTGGGAGCCAATCAAATCCTGCTGGGTGTGGGAAGTCTGATCGTGGTTTGGTTCACGGTCTATAACCTCTATTTGCGCAACAAAAAACTGCGCGAAGATTTTAAAAATCACAAGAAATAGGGGGCTCTTATGGCCAACCCCGGTTTGACCCGTGAGCAAATGCAGCAAGCGGTGGATGCATACGCGCGAAACCACGGCAATATTACAGCGGCGGCACGGGATTCCGATATGCCGCGAAGCACTTTCAAGGATCGATTGGGGCGTGCACATGCCAACGGCTTTCTACCCAACCTGACGCCAGCAAAGCCTCGCATTAGGGTTCCAGCCCGATCGACCTATGTGCCACAGCCCGCAAGCCATGGCGAAGCTATCCGGGTGATGGTCTTTGGATGCTCTCATGATAGCCCCTTGATCCCAGATAAGTCGCGCTATCTCCATATGGGGCGGCTGGCCTCTGATCTGCGACCAGACTACATTGTGAGGCTTGGTGATGACTGCGACCTAGACAGTTTGAGCAATTATGCGGTTCCCGGTTCAGCCGACGATTTTGAGCGTCCAGCGTTTCGGCGTGAAATGGAAAGTCTCGAAGAGGCCGAAGCGGCTTTCGATAAAGATGCCCCGGACGGTTCGGACATTCCGCGTGAGCGGCTAAAAGGCAATCATGAATATCGCGCGGACCGATTCGAAAACAACAACCCCAGTGCACAGGGCGTTTTTACAGGCGCGATCGATCAAATCTATGCCCGTTTCGGCTGGTCTGTAAAGCAATACAAAGAATGGATATTCTTGGGCGGCGTGGGCTTTACCCATGTTCCCATCAATGCGGCCGGGCGCGAATATACAGGCCAAAACCCGTCAAACATGATCGCCAACCACTCCACGTTTTCGGTTGTGTGGTCGCATACCCACAAAGGCGAGTTTCTCAACCGCCCAAAGATCGGCATCGGTAACGGCATTCAGGTTTTTAACACTGGCTGCTCCATGCCCCAAGGCTACATCAAGAAATATGCTGGCGTATCCACCACAGGCTGGACCTATCGCTGCAATGAGTTGACCATTCGAGACGGGCAGATTGAAAGCGCTCGGTCCTGGTCAATGCTTGAGCTTGAAGAAAAATACGGCGACTAACGCAACATATAGGAGACCTCAAATGAAATGGCTTATTGGCGCTTTGATGGCGCTTTTTTTATGTCTGCCCGCAAGCGCTCAATCATGCTTGACCTTCGATGCAGCGGTTAAAAACCTGCGAGAGTCGGGCGGCGAGTATTTGGATCTGATTAATACCGCCTCATACGCCAAAAACATGGCGGGCCTGCTGATCTATGCCTTTAAAGGCGGTGTATTCATGACCCCGGTTGTTGAATTGGATGATGGCACCCTATGCGTTATCCCGCAACCCCTGCGCATTGCAAAGAAGCTGGAGACCATTGATTCATGAGCGAAGGACGTAAAGACGACGGCGGCAAGCCTCGCATGGATTTGCTGCCCCCTGAACTGTTGTTTGGTGTTTCTCAGGTTTTAGGCTTTGGTGCTGAAAAGTACGCGGCCCGGAATTGGGAGCAGGGAATGAGTTGGGGTCGCGTATTTGGCGCTTTAATGCGCCATATGTGGGCTTGGTGGGCAGGTAAAGGCCCAACAACACGAAGTTTCCTGTTTGGCGATGTGGACGCTGAGACCGGATATTCTCACCTTTGGCACGCTGGCTGCTGCATTGCTTTTCTCATTGCCTATGAGGAGCGCGGCATCGGTGAAGATGATCGTCTCGGCGATTAGCAGACCGGGGCGGCACATTATATAAGATGATCTGCGACATCACCTACAGCTTGACGCATAATGTTCGGGTGATTTTGTGCCGTTCTAACCGCGCACGCCCTTAAAGCTACAAGAGCCTCCTCTAAACTGTCGCACTCACCAGAGTTCGCGACGGGGCGACCATCCACCAGGCCACCCCATCTACCGTTCCATTTCCATTTGCCTTCTCTTGGCCCATGTTCGGCGCGGGTAACCCTACCTATAACCGCATCACCAAAAAAGACATTGCGCATATTAGGCTCGTGCCATTCGTAGGAGTCGGGTTTGTGGTGCCAAGCGGGTTTCATGAATCGATCATATCACACGTCGGATTTCGTGGGACACCTTTAATCTAACCGATTGATTCCATTATGGGCGGTTTGTAAACAATGTGGGACACCCTGCCATTGAATTTTAAGGGCTTTTGTCGTTATGCGTAGCCCGCTACCCGCTCCAAACTCCCTTACATGTGTAGTGCTGCTTTTGTGCCGTTTAGCTTTCGTTGAAACGCTTGTTGCGTTCGCGCCGCGTCAAATATTTGTTGGACATTTATGCGCAAGTGCACCAGTCGGCACTGCGAACGTCTAGCTATTGTTAAGTCTTTAACAACCAGTTTGCTTAGCCAAAGATTCAAGGTTGCCACCCTATAGTGCCGCCAAATTGGTATCGGGGGTGAGCATGTTTATTGGTAATCTTGTGCGGAAGTTTAATCTTGCGATGGGTATTTATGCCATCAGCGGTTTGATTGTCTTGGCGTTCGCCTTTTCCAACTTTTACATTTTGAATGTTGCTGGAAACGTTGCCAATAAGGTGCAATGGGATGGCGAAAGCCACCTTGTGCGCAATGAAGTGCTCTTGCAAGAACAGTACAGCGCATCGGTGCAAGCTGAGGTCTCTTATTGGGATGACGCTGTTGAGGCGGTTTATGGCGACGAAATTGACCTGGAATTCGTCGAGGACGAAATGCAGGAATGGTTTTGGGAAGACAATGATGTGCCCCAGGCCGCGCTGGTCGACGAAAACGGGATGCCGCAGCTGTTCATTTTTGAAGGGGAGTTGATGGCGCCAACCGACGCGCAAGCATTGATTGATGCCCAGCAGGATTTGATCGTTGAGGCGCGTGACCGCTATTTTGCGTTGCGCAAGGCGCGTGGTGATGGTTTTGCCACCTTTGGTGACCCGATCTATGGGGACAAGCCGCTTTACGCCGCAGATTACCGTATTGTTGAGGGACAGGTCGGTATTGTTGTGGCGCAGGCTGTTGTGCCAGATTTTGAGCTTGCTGTTCCCGACGGCAACCCTAGAATTCTGTTGACCTTTGATACGCTATCCACTGAGCTATTTGGTGATATTTCCGCGCAACTCGGATTGAATGACTTCAACATTCAGCCTGCCAGCAGCGCTTCGCCGCAGGCGACTGCGCTTGTGATTGGGGGATCAGCCGAAACGCCGATGGTGGCCACATGGAATGTGGCCCAACCGTCACAAACCATATGGAACCATGTTTTGCCTGTTTTCTTGTCTATCCTGGGTGCGATTGCGGTGGGGCTAGGCGTGATCGCGCTGCTCTACGGGCGTGTGGCACACAAAGTGCAGACAAGCGAGGCTAAGAACCGTTTTCTGGCCCAGCATGATGCATTGACTGGTTTGCCCAACCGTTTGCAGTTCGACAATGAGTTGGATGTGATCATTGCGGAAGGGGCGTTAGACCGTTGTGCGATTTTGTGCATGGATCTGGATAAGTTCAAACTTGTAAACGACACCTACGGACATCCGGCCGGTGATGCGGTGATTCGAACGGTTGCAGGGCGGGTTGCAGATATTATCGGTGATAAAGGCATGGCCGCACGCGTGGGCGGTGACGAGTTCATTATTCTATTGCGCGATGGCTTGGACGAAGAAAGCGTGATGATGCTTTGTGACAACCTTATCGATAGCGTTTGTCAGGATGTAGTGTTCGACAATGGCCGAGCAGCGGTTGGTGCCAGCATTGGCGTTGCGTGGTGGCCTGATGATGCAATGACGGCGAAGACTGTGATCCGCAGTGCGGACGAGGCGCTCTATCGGGCGAAGTCCAATGGTCGTGGCCAAGCTTGCCACGCTGCTCGCAAGGATGATGATTTGGCGGCAACCGCCTAA